GTAACGCCATCAATCGCGTTGATCTCCGCCGCCGTGGCCGTCACCCCGTCGAGGATATTGAGTTCGGCCGCCGTGGATGTCACCCCGTCGAGGATGTTCAACTCGGCAGCGGTTGAGGTGACCGCTACCCCGCCGATCTTCCACTGACCTGCCGTCAGATTGGGCTTGATCGCGGTCGTGCCGTCGAGCAGATCATCCAGACTGTCGAGCGTTGTATTGAACTTTGTGCCCCAAGTGTCCGCAGACGCGCCGACTTCGGGCTTGACCAGGGCATACGTCGTCGTCGTTGTGTCGGCCATTTTTTAACGCATCCTCATCCGCAGTGGCGATCCGAACCGGGCCGCGGTGCTTTCATCTTCAATCTCGCTCATGCCTTGGGCCAGCAACCCGGCCCACAGAGCGATGCGAGCGTCATCCTTCAGATATGGCGCAGTATGCACCAAAGATCCGTACAGGTATACATCAGGGTGATTGGTCAGCAGCCAGTTGGTATCACCGTCCGCCGACAGCGCCGTCACCTTGGCGTAGTAAGTGATTTCAGCCGTGTAGGACGTGCTCGGCGTCGGGAACAACTCAATGTCGGTCCCGTTGTGAGCGAAGTAAACTGGCGCGTCAGTCGTGTTATCGATGGCCGTGCGATACCGCGTCAGGTCGTCCATGCTGATCTGCGTCAGCACCCGGATCGGGCTGGCGTCCATCGTGATGCGGATCGTTTCCAGCCAATTGGACGGCAGGGCTTCGAACTGCGCGTCGATCGTCAGGCTGCCCCGCGTGATCTGGCGGTGCGAGCGGATCTTGCGGTTGAACTGCGCCTGGGCCAGCGAGACGAAAGACGGGATGACCGAGGTAAGGTCGTCCCTGTTCAAAGTGTCCGCGATGGCCGTCTTCAGCGTGCCGTAATTCGTGATGGTCATTTCTTCTTCGCCTCATTGCGGGCCGAAATGGCCTTGGCCTTGGCTTTCGCGTCGGCCTTGCTGGACGCGCCCCATGCGTTCAAGGATAACAGAAGCCGCGTCGGTTCGCCATCCTTGCGCTCGGGCCCCGGCATATTGCCCATGCGGGCCAGGAACGAGGCTCGGCGCGGGTTGTCTCCGGCTTTCACCGGGGGCTTCAGGTTCATGCCCTCGGCCTTGGCGGATGCGCGCCCTTTGGCATTCAATCCGCCGGATTTTGCCTTACCTTCTGCGCGCGTCCAGGCCGGAGTTTTCATTTCTTCTTCGCCGTCTTTGCTGATGCCTTGAACGCGGCGGCCGTGGGCGCACCCTTGTCACCCGGCTTGCGCATTTTCTCGCCGGAGCCCGCCTTGATGCGCTCCTTTTTGGCGGCGATGTTTGCATAGAGGCCCTTCACTTCGCGGCCTTCAGCATGCACTTGCCCATGGATTTGCACTTGGTGGGATTGGGGCAGCCCTTGCAGGGCGTGAACTTCACTGGCTTTTTCATTTCTTGGCCTTTCCTGCTTTGCTGAGAGCGATGGCGATTGCTTGTTTTCGGTTGGTGACGACAGGCGCCTTCTTCGGCCCCTTCGGGTCAACGCCGCCGTGAAGGGTTCCGCTCTTGAACTCGCCCATGACCTTGGCGACCTTGGCTGCGGCTTTGGTTGGCTTTTTCATCACCGCCGCCCGTAGCCCATCGGGAACACCCCAGCCCCGCGCGCCATCGGGTCGTAGTTCTCGCCCGCAGGCATTCTGGGCGACATCGACATCGGGGCTTGCGGCATCAGGTTCAAATCCATCAGAAGCTGCATGATCTGCTCCTGCGTCAGGCTCGGTTGCCCTGGCATCGAGATGCCGCCCATTGTGTTGGGCATCGTCGGCGCAGGGCCAGCCATATCAGGGCGGCCCGCCACATATGCGAAATTGTCCGCTACAGGCGGCATCCCCATCGTTGACACCGTAGGCGTCATCAGCATCGGGTTGGGCTGTGGGCGAGCCTCTGCGAGCCTGTCACGATACCCCATCGGCCTGATGCCCAAGCTGTTGAGCAGTCCCGACAGTCCGCCGCCTTCGAATGTGGGCCCGGCTTGGCCAGCGCCCCCGCCATTCAGCATGTCAAGCAGGCCTTGGTATCGCTGGTCCATGGGTAAACTCCGCAGGTTTGCCCGATCTATAACACGAAACTAAGCAACCGCAAAGTGGACGCTAAAGGACGCCCTTTAGATTGCGGCGCAGGGGCGCCTTCCAGTCGTCTTCAACGGGCCGATACCCGACAAACAGATATCGCGCGCTGTCGGCCGAGTGCGAGTTGTGGTCATGTCGGGGCCGGGATCGCCACGTTTTAGAACGCTCGTCCCAATCGCGCTGATACTGCCTAAGCGCCTCGGCGAACCGGTTCAGCTTGCTGTCGATGAACGTGCGCGCCAGCCCGTTGCGCACAGCCTGAATGCCATCCTCGATCGGGATGTTCGGGGCAATTATGATGTTCCGCAAGCCGAGGCCCTCGAGCGTCTCCACACGCGACAAACCGCTGCCCAGTTCGCGCACACGGGCGTCATGCGGCAGGACGTGTGCCAGGTAGGTGTACGGCCTTTCGGACAGCAGGCGCGCGTAGTGGGCCAGCCCGTGGCCGCTGTCCTCGATATGGTCGATGATGCGGACTTCGTTGTTGACGAATTGGGCGAAGATGATCGAGGTGGAGTCGTCCATCCCGAGATCCCACGCCGTCACAACGCCAACCTGCGGCTCTGGGAGGATGTTCCTGATCCGGCCGCCGGCGGTCATCTCTTTCATCTCCTTGCCGTAATAGGCCCCGATGATGGCCGCCTCAAAGCTGCACTCGAACTCCTGGTCATACCGATCCGGGCCGATGGTCTTCAGGGCGTCGTTAAGTTCGATCTGCGGAATGACGAACGTCTCGGACGCCGGCAAGACGAGCGTGAACCAGTTATCGTCGCGCGTGGCCTTGTCATAGATTTCCCAGAACTCGTTCTTGCCCTTCGGCGTGCCGATGAACGTCGCCCGACCCTGCCGATCGGCTAGTGCGGGGCGGATGACGGTCGGCCAGGCGTTGGCCGGGAAGTCCGCGGGCTCGTCCAGCACAACATCATCGAAATACAAACCGCGCATGGAATCGTAGTTGTCGGCGCCGAACAGCCGCAAGCGCGCCCCGTTTGGGAAGTCGGCCCGCAGTTCGCTTTCGTTGTAAGACATGCCGGGGATCGGCGCCGTGAACTGCTTGATGTAATCCCAGCTGATCGCCTTGGCCTGGTTGTAGTAGGGCGCGATGTAGCCGCAGCGCACGTTCTCGCGGGGCGTCGTGATGGCTGCCCGGATCAGGTCGTTGATTGCGCCCACGGTTTTACCAAAACGGCGATGGGCCACGATGCAGGCAAACCGCTCCTTCCGATCGTGGAACGGCTGAAGCTGCTTGCGCGGCGTGTAAGGGATTTCAATTGTCGGCATTTTTCCAGTGGATGGTCAGCGGGCCATCGTTGCTGGTCAGGTTGACATCCTGCTTCTCACGCCAGCCCGCGCGGGTCTTCATCCAAAAGATCATCGCAGTGGTATCGCCGCCTTTGGCTTTGTTGAACAACGCGCCGCCGATCTGGGCGTTTGCCTTGGCCATGCTTTGGTCAAGTTCTTCGCGGTAGTGCTTGCGAAGCGTCTTGGCATCGATGCCGATGATGTCGGCGATGACCTCTTGCTGCGTGCCGATGGATGCGTGCAGTTGCACAAGCTGACGCTGCGTGTCGGTTGGGCTGTGCGTGCGATCGGGTGGGACTGACGGCATCATGCGGCCTCGCGCTTCTGCTTGAGTTCTTCGAACGTCTTTCCGGTCGCCTCAAGCGTTGCCGCCTGACCGGTGAAGTCCTGCCAGCGGGTGATGATGACGTCGCAGTATTTTGGGTCGAGTTCCATGAGGCGGGCCATGCGACCGTGCTTCTCGCAAGCAATAAGTGTGGAACCAGAACCGCCGAAGCAGTCAATGACGATGTCGCCGCTCTTACTTGAGTTGCTCAACGCGCGCTCAATGAGTTCGACTGGCTTTTGCGTGGGGTGGACGTAGGCGCCAGTTGCGCCACGACTCATAGACCAAACGTCCGACTGGCTCTTGTCGCCATACCATTGGCCTCCGCAGTAGAATATGAACTCATGCTGCGGCCTGTAGTGGCTATTGCCAAGGCCAATCGATTGCTTGTTCCAAACGATGCAGGCCTTTACCTCGCGGCCCAACCCCTGAAGCGCAGCCTCAAACTCAGCATATGTTCGCCATGTGAAGCAGGCGTAAAGAGGCGCTCCGGGCTTGGTGCAGGAAATCGACGTCGCAAGCGCATCGCGGACCAGACCGATAAGGTCGTCGCCTTGCAGGTCGTCGTTGAGAATCATGCCGTGCGCTTTGACCAGGTCGCCCTTTTTGCTGCTGCCAGCGGCGCGCCCACCACCATAGCTCATTCCATAAGGCGGG